GACTAATGTACCGTTGCCCCCACTGTTTCAGAGAAATGGATGAGGAGCCGCCGCAATGTCCCGACCATCCCGACGCGGATATGGAGTTAGTGCCGAATGCCGATAAAGAATATAGCTAGATTCGCCAAGGGAATTGCAGAAGAAGGCAATTTCGTGGATGCGTTCTTTCATAAGACGTCGGCACCAACGGCTGCTGCTGGCGAAGCTTCTGGCATGAATGGGGCGGCTGTATTCAAGTCATTGGATGGAACAAAAGACAGAGTAGATGCAACAATAGTGGACGATAGTAGAACAATCAATGCATTGGATGTTACATAGTGTATTACGCGGGTTATGCTGGGCTATATTTTGGCGGATATTTCGGCTTATTTTCAGATAAGCCGCAACCATCTACGGGCGGCGGATACTCAAGAAGAAAATATAAAAAATGGATTACGCATTTAAGGTATGTAAAGTCATTAAAGCCTTCGCAGATAAAAAGAAACATTAAGAAATTAGCAGAAATTGCAAGAGAAATAAACGCATCAACACCCTTAATATACCAAGCGGCATCTAATCCATCTGCAATTATAAATAACAAAGATTTAGAGCGTGAGTTAAGATTGATTAACGCTATAATAAACGGGCTTAAGATGCAATACGATATTCAGCAACACAACAATCTGGCGGTACTATTACTTATATGATGGAAGATATTACAATCACAGAAGATATGGTTATCGAAGCAACAGCGGCATCTAATTTGTCCGTCCATGCGCGAGAAATACTTGAAAACCCAGCTTACGTTGCGGCCAAGCGCCTTATTCGTGAGTCAATGTTTGATTTATTCCAGCAGCCCGACTTGTGTTCAGCCGCTAGGGAATCATTATGGCTGTATTCACAGCTATTTAACCAAATAGATGGCACGCTTGCGGCTATTTATAACGGCGGTGAAGCCGCTAAGATTATTCTTGCTAATTTAACCACGAAGGAGTAGACTATGACTGAGGAAGTCAATAACGACCAATCCGAAGCAGATGTTTTTGAACGCATTATCAACCAAGGCAAAGAGCCAGTTACAGATAATGAGGGTTTAAACGGTAACGAGCAAGAAGCGGAATCACTCAAAACCGAAGATGACGTAGAAGAGCTTAAAGACGAGCCAAAACACAAAGTCGTTGTAGACGGCCAAGAGTTTGAAGTGCCGCTTAAAGAGCTTCTAGCAGGTTATCAGCGCCAAGAGGATTACACCCGTAAGACTCAAGAAGTCGCTAGAGCATCAGAGTCCGTAACAGAATGCTTCCAGCACGCACAACAGGGATATACTAAGGCCGTCGAAACCTTAAGCCTCCTGACGCAGATTGCTGAATCTCCCATGATACCTGAGCATGAGCTGCTACAATTAGCACTTACTGACCCAGAGAAAGCACGGCGCATTGAACTTGAGCAACGCATTCGCAAGAATGAGTTAGACCAAGTAAGGGCGCATCGTACTCAACTGGAAACCCAGCAAAAGGCTATGGCACTTGAATACGGCCAAAGATACTTGACGGCGAAAGCCCCCCATTTATTAAAGCCAGAAACCAAGTGCGCTCTTGCTGGATATTTAGAGGGTAGTGGTTACTCGAAGGAAGAAATAGCCAACGTGTTTGACCCCCGCTCTTTGATTGTCGCAGAAAAGGCCATGAAGTGGGACGAAATGCAGAAGAAGCGTGCAGAGGTGCAAAAGAGCATAAAGCCAACGGTTGAAAAAACACTTCAAGCCAATGGCAAGGCTCCAACACCGCAAGCGCGTAAAGTGGTGAGTGAGGAACGTAATAGACTGAGACGCTCAGGAAGTTTGCGGGATGCGGCACCAGTGTTTAAACGATTTGTCTAGGGGGAATGGTTCTTCTTAGACGTATAATGATTAAGGAGTAGACTATGGCACAGCCAACCAATACCTTTGACAGCTATGATGCTGTCGGGAACCGTGAAGACCTGATTGACGCGATTTATGACATCTCGCCAACAGAAACCCCATTCATGTCAATGATTGCAGACCGTGGCACGGCATCTGCTGTGTTGCATGAATGGCAATCTGATGCGCTCGCAGCAGCTTCTAGCTCGAACGCATTGATTGAAGGTGATGACGCTTCTGGCGCATCGCTCAACCCAACGACCCGCCTAAACAACCGCTGCCAGATTTCTGGTAAAACGGTTGTTATTTCGGGAACGCAAGAAACCGTTAACAAGGCTGGCCGTGGTAGCGAAGTGGGCTATCAGGTTGCCAAGGTTGCTAACGAACTCAAGCGCGACATGGAAACCATCCTGACAGGCAACCAAGCGCCTGTTACTGGTAACTCCACAACCGCCCGTGCGTTGCGTTCGCTGGAATCATGGTATGCAACCAACGTAAGCCGTGGTGCAGGTGGGGCTAACGGATCAACCAGTGCAGCCGCTACCGATGGCACGCAGCGTGATTTCACAGAGGACTTGCTGAAAGACGTTGTGCAGAAATGCTGGGCGGCTGGTGGCAATCCAGATGTAATCATGGTAGGGCCAAAGAACAAGCAAAAGCTTTCCGCATTTGCTGGTAACTCCACCCGCACTAAAGATGCAGATGACAAGAAGCTTGTTGCTGCAATCGATATCTACGAGTCGGATTTCGGTGCGCTTAAGGTGGTTCCTAACCGTTTCAGCCGCGAGCGTACTGCTCACGTTCTTGAGTCGGGCATGGTTGAAGTTTCCTTCCTTCGCGATTTCTTCTTGAAAGATTTAGCGGTGACTGGTGACTCCACCAAAAAGCAGTTGCTTGCTGAGTACACGCTTCAAATGAATAACGAAGCTGCACACGGCGTAATTGCTGACCTCACCACCACCTAGTAGGAGTTGATATGAGTGGTTTTGACATTGTACAAAAAGGCAACCGCGAGTTTTCACTAGTAGACCGTCTAAAAAGCACGGCTGTTATTGATTTCGGCACGGGCGCTACTGACAAAGACATTACTTATGTCGCACTGCGCAATGCATCTGGCACCAAGGTTTACTTGTATCCTGATGCTGCTGGCACGGCGCTTACAGTAAGCACTACCAAGCCTTAACTTAACTGGGAGGGGGAAACCCCTCCCTTTCTCTATAGGATTATTTATGTCTAAGATTGGTGAACAGGCGCATTATAAGCCAAAAACAAGCCAAAAGATTACTGTTGGTGCGGCAAGCGCAAAGATTACAAATGCGGTGGGGGCTTACATTCAGGTTGTACGCATTCTAAGCACATCCGCTGCTTATGTTAAATTCGGCGCTACTGGAGATTCTGCCACGGCTTCGGATATGATTGTTCCTGCAAACGTACCAGAGTATTTTACGATTTCAGCAGGTCAATTCGTCCACGCGCTACAAGTATCCGCAGCGGGGACGATGGATGTAACTGAGATGACGCAGTAGGCTTATGGATAAGCTGCAAGATACTTCTGTTGGTAGCGAGTTTTTGATTGAGGTTGATGGTAAATACATCCTCAAACACACACAGACTGGAAGTAGCATTGAATCCGTATTACATCAAAACAAGATAGATAGAGATACTGGAAACAATGGATACGGGAAAACGCGGGAACTAAGAAAAATAGCCAGCATTCCCGTTTTGATGGATTATGAATTTGTAAAAAAATACGGACACGGTTATCATAAAGACCCCGTTATATTAAAAAGGATATTAGCGGAGCATCCACTTTTTAGGACGTACTAACTATGGGAATCTCCACATATAGCGATTTAGTTGCTGAATTTAACCTTGAAATTGCGAGAACGGAAACATCGCGTATTGATGGCCTTATCGCTCAGGTTGAGGCAGATTTAAACAACAATAAGTATTTCAGAATCTCAGATATGCAGGTTGAGGATACGCTTTCAACATCTGCTGGGATTTCCACGGTGGCAATGCCAGCGGATACATTGACGGCGGATGAATTGTTTTTAGACACATCGCCTTCTGCTATTGAATTTATGCCAGAAAACCTCATGGCGGTTCGCTTTGACCCATCCTATGTTGCTCGGCCTTCATTTTACTGCTTTCTAGGAACAAAGAATATAAAGTTTGCGGCGACACCTGATGCGGCCTATTCTTTCACGTTCCGCTATAAGCAAAAAATACCCAACTTAAGCAGCGGCTCCCCCACGAACTGGCTATTGACTAAAAACCCAAACATCTATTTGCATGGATGCGCTTACTATTTCTCGGTAAAGATAAAAGATTACGACCAGATGAATGTCTATAAGGGGCTGTATAGCCAAGCGGTGCAAGCAACGATTGATGCCGATGAAAGCATTACGATACCAGACACAGCCCTTGCCATGTATACGGTAGACAGATGAGCAGATTTAGCGATTTAATCGAATTCGGTGAGTGGGCGCCAGACCAGCCTTCTGTCGCGTCATTTGCGCGCACGATTAAAAACGCACTTACAAATGGGCGTTCTTATAGACCATTATCGGCTGCATCCCCTATTGGTAATTCATTACCAGCATCATGCTTTGGAGCCGCAAGCTTTCTTCTGGCAGATGGCAACAACGTAACGGTTGCTGGCACGGCATCTCGCTTGTATCACTACGCTACGGGCGCATGGGATAATAAGACACGAACAAGCGGCGGCGATTACACGACTGCCGCTGAAAATAAATGGCGCTTTGCCTCGTATGGTAGCAGATTACTTGCCACTAATTACAGCGATGACATCCAAAGCTTTCTATTCGGCTCAAGCACCAACTATTCTCAACTTGCCGCATCTGCACCAAAGGCAAAGCACATTGCCGTCATTAATAACTTTGTTGTAGTTGGCAATACGGAGGTTGCAAACAATCAAGTCGCATGGTCTGGCCTTGATGCCCCAACTGTTTGGGGTACAAATATCGCGTTGCAAGCTGATTCTCAGTTAATCGAGAACGAGGGCGGCGAAGTGATGGGTATATTCGGCTCGCAAAACTATGGGGTTGTGTTGCAGAATAAGGGCTTAACGCGCATGGAATATGTTGGAACGCCTGATATATTTAGATTTACTGACATCGAAAAAGGGCGCGGCGCTGCTACGCACTACGGCAATGCCGCACTGGGGAACGATGTCTATTATCTAGAGGAAAGCGGATTCTATCGCTTTAACGGCTCTGCATCCGTCAATATCAGCGAGAATCGCGTATCTCGTTGGTTTTTTGATGACTATAATAACACCTATTCTTACAATGTGACGTGCGTTATCGACCCAGTGAATACCATCGTTGTGTGGGGCTATCCTGATAAAAACGCTACCGCTGGCAAACCTAACAAAATTATTATCTATGATTGGGTTGATAATCGGTGGACGTATGGCGAATTAGCGCATGAAGTATTATTTAGGGCGCTTTCTGTTGGATACACTCTGGAAGGCTTAGATGCGGTTAGCAGCTCGCTTGATGCGTTGCCATTCTCGCTAGATTCTTCAAACTGGAAGGGCGGCAAAACGCTTCTGGGAACCATTGATGATAATTCTAAGCTTTCGCTTTTAACGGGTTCGCCATTAGAAGCCATACTTGAAACGACAGAGGCAAGAATAAACCCCACGGGGCGCGCGCATGTTTGCGGTGTGTTTGTTGAATCTGATGCGACAAACTATAGTACCGTTTTATCAAGTAGGAATCTGGCAAAAGATACACTTTCTGTTTCTGGCTCGATGAACCCTAACCCGCTTACTGGCGTGTGTGATTTCGCAGTTGATAATAGATATCACCGAGCAACCGTTACCATAGAAGAGGGCGATGATTGGACTTCCGCAACAGGTGTTCAGGTTAAATATACCCCAACAGGTAATGCATGAAAACCGAAAAAGTACCAACCAACACTCGGATGGATACAGAGTATTTAAGGCAACTCGCTTTTACAATAAATAGAGCGATTGATGACTCTAACGTGTACGCCCATCGAGTCGCCACCCAAGCAGGAGATATTGTTGCTGGAGATGGCATAGTTTTGGCAGATACGGACGGCACTGGATTTACATTAACGCTCCCAACCGCCGCATCCGCATTTGGTAAAATGATTACCGTTATAAAAATGAATGCTGGTCACACCTTAACCATTGCGGCTCAATCAGGCGAAACGATTAACGGCTCTGCATCTGTAAATGATTCTGTAATTTATCGTGGGTGGAAGTTTTTTAGCACGGGGGAAGAATGGCTGATACTTCCTTAAGAATGTATGGCGTTTTATCTCATGCGGTTGACTCTGTTTGGGATGACGTTCTTCCGTATTTACAAGCAACGCTTGATATGGGTGGGAATAAATTCAGCGTCGATTTTATCAAGCGCGGCATAGAAAACAGGAATATGCAGCTATGGGTTTCTTATTCTGATTCTGGATTTCAGATGTTTGGCATTACAGAAATAGTCAATTACGAGAATAAAAAGGCTTGCAGGATGCTATGGGGCGGTGGTATAATGTATGATAGTTATGCAGCTCATGTTGGAATCATTGAACAATGGGCGAAAGATAACGGATGCCACTCCATCGAATTGCACGGGCGCATGGGATGGAACAAGGTTTTAGCGGATAACGGCTTTAAACCAATTCACTATGTGGCAGAAAAACAATTATGATGTTTCATAAAAACGTAACACTAATGCGCCAAGATGACGGCTCATACGTCATGGTTAACGGCGAGTCTTTTGAATATGCTGGCCCCGTTTCTATGATGAAGGGCGGCGGCGGTGGCGGCTCTACTACCACAGTGCAGCAAGCTGACCCGTGGTCTGGCGTTCAAGGTTACCTGAGTGGCGCTTACGGTTCTGCATCGGGGTTGTATAATTCAGGCCAATTCGCTCCTACAGCTTATTCTGGCAATACAGTTGCCGCACCTTCTGCTGATACTACATCCGCTTTAAACATGACGCGCACGCGCGCTGCTATGGGAAGCCCCTTAGTTGGGGCTGCGCAAAATGAGGCAATGTCCACACTTTCTGGTGATTATTTGGGCGCTGGTAATCCATACCTTGCCAATGCGCTGGCTGGTTCGTTCCGTCCTGCTGCCGAAGCGTTTAGAGATGCGACAATGCCAGCGATTGAATCACGCGCTGCATTGTCTGGCCGCTATGGGTCTGGTGCAATGCGTGGCCAGCAAGATAAAGCTTACGACGCGTTGGGCCGCACGTTCTCTGAGGCGGCAACGAATGCGTATTCAAACAACTACCAGCAAGAGCGCGCAAGACAGCAAGCGGCTATGGGTTATGCTCCAACATTAGCAGCAGAAGATTATAAAGACGCAGAAAAACTGGCGGCTGTTGGTGAATACACTGACCAATACAACCAATCTAAAATTAATGAAGATATTGCACGCTATGAGCAGAATAGGGACGCGCCTTATACCGCGCTTAGTCGCTATCTCAATATGCTTCAAGGCGGCTCTAATCTTGGCGGCACTACGTCGTCTACGCAAAGCGGCGGTGGGAATAAAAGCAATCCGTTGCTTGGTGCGGCTGGTGGTGCTGCTACTGGATTCCAGCTTGCTGGCCCGTGGGGGGCTGCTGCGGGTGGTTTATTAGGATTATTTGGGTAATTTTATGTTTGATTTTGGATTTAATTCTATGCCATTTTTGGGCGACATGCAGAAAATGCTTGGAGTCAATCAGATTCCTATGAATCCTATTGACCCTGCTATTGCAAGGCAAGCATCGGCTGCACCTGCTGCACCACAGCCACAGCTTCCATGGCAGTCCGTTGATGGCATTGGTGGGCAACCTCAATTGCCGTGGCAGTCGCCCGATTATGTAGACCCTCTTGCGCAACAAAAGCCTGATTATTCTAAAATTGCATCTGGTCTTTTGGCGCAACAGCAGCCGCAACCAATGCAGCCGCCTGTGCCCCAACCAATGATGCAGCGCCCCCTTCCTGTGCAGCCTATGCAGTTAAATGCAGAGCCGAGCACAAGCATGATTAACCAAGGGAATCCTCAATTCCGCCTCAATCGTGGGTTACTATAGATGAATCCGTTAATGGATAATCAGTTGCAGCAAGGGTTGCTATCGAACATAGACCAAAGTTCGATGCCAATAACCTACGGCTTACTTTCGCAGCAGATACCGCAAAGCGAAGGGCAAGGCCTATTGGGGCGTGCGCAACAAAACCCAGAATCATTGCTATCGTTGGGCGCTGCCCTACTTCAAGCAAGCGGCAAGGGTATGGGTACGGCTGAAGGTTTGGGCTACGGATTGCAAGCGTTCAGTCAATCACTAGCTAATGCTGAAGCGCAAAAACAAAAAATAAGAAGCCAGCAGATTAGCGATATTACAAATGCAGCCCAAGCGGATATGCTCCTTAGTGGCGGTTTCGCTGGCACTGGATTCCAAGCGCAAATGGCAAACATGCAAGCGCGTCAATACATACAGCAGGGCTATTCACCACAAGAAGCGCGTTATATGGCTGGGCGTGACATTATGAATAGCACGCCACGCTATACGACAGACCCCGCAACGGGCGCGACAATCATGATTCCTAATAATCCACTGCCTAATGTCGGCGGTTCGATGGCGCAGCCTCCTACCCAGCCGCCCATCCAGCAATCTAATATATCCGCTCCACCCGCATCACCTGTAGCGCAAGGCGCATTTGCGGGAGCATTGACGGGGGGGCGTCAAGTCGTTGGCACTGGTGATTATCTTGCTGATATGGGCGTTACTCAACCAATGATGCCAAGTGCGCCGCAAGTAATTAGCGGCGCACCTCAACCACCCATACCGCAAGCTATGCCGCAAGAAACGCCAGTGATTGATAGGTCTGTTGGTGAATCCAAGCTAACGCCAATTCAGCGTGCCGAAAGAGATAAAACACAGGCATCATTAAATACTAAGCAGTTTGAAGAAATTCAAACATCTGCGCAATCCGCGCCAGACATGAAAAACTCCGCAATTAACGCGCTATCTATTATGGATAGTGGATTTAATTCTGGTTATGCGGCTGATGCTAAAGCCAAGTATTTGAATCTTAAAGGCGGCGGGGCAACGCCAGAAGAACAGAAATTCGCAAGTGACTACGGGCAAATGGAGCGTTACCTCGGAAAAGCCATGATGGAGAATCTTAAAAACTTCACAGGTTCTATTTCTGAAGGTGAGCGCAAGGCTTCGTCTGCGCTTGCTGGCAGCACATCCACCGCTCCCGAAATCTTGCGCGCTAAAATCATGCTGGATTACGTTGGTGCGGAATCCATCCAGCGCAAAGCGGATTTTGCCGCAAAGTGGCAAGCGGAAAATGGTACGCTTGGAATGCCGAATCATCAGGGCGAATCATTCAATCAAGCATTTGCAAAATATGTGAATTCTAATCCAATTATCACGCCAGAGCTTGCCAAGCAATTTGGAACTTATTACTATGTTAAGAGTACAAAAGAGGCTGACAGCTTGCCTTATGGAACCAAGGTTTTAAACCTTGAAACTGGTCAAACGGGTACGGTGCAACCTCCTAAGGAGCGCAGATAATGCCATTTGTGCCAGATAATTTAGACAAAAAACAAAAGTATGAAAGCTCATCGCTTGAGTCTTCTGCTTTGGGTTTTTCGCAAGGCGCATTAGGTGGTGTTGCCAAGCAAATTGGCGCAGGATTAGGGGCGGCTGGCGAGGCGGCATTGACGGACGCTACGTTTGGCGATGCATACAATCGGCGCGGCGAAATGTTTAGAATGCGCGAAAAAGCAGCGGAAGAACAATACCCCGTTAATTACTATGGTGGAATGGTTGTGGGTGGCTTACCGCTTGCAATGGCAACGATGGGTGGCTCAACAGCCCCACTTTTAAGCGCGGGGCAGAGAATAAAGGCCGCTGGACAGGCTGCTGCTCCATGGGGGGCGCTTGCGGGGTATGGGGCTTCTGATGGCGGAATGTTAGACCAGCTTACTGGTGTGGCAACAGGTGCAGTCGGCGCTGGATTACTTGGCGGCGCGTTGCAATCATTGCCAGAAGCTGGAATAGCTGCATACAGACGATTTGCACCCAATAACATTGATAGAGCCTCCACAAGAAACATTACTAAGTCACTATTATCTGGTGGCAAGCAAGCCGATGAATTATCGGCAGCGGCGAGAGATTACGGCGCACTTGGTAAAAATGAAGCAGTGTTAGCTGATATCGGCGGCGCTAAAATGCAAGACCAGATAACTGCATTAGGTCAATCGCCCGACCGCTCATTTGGCATTATGGAAAATGTCATGAAGCCAAGAACGCGCACCCAGCTTGACCGCGTATCGCGTGATATTGATGAAGCATTCGCTGGCAAAGGCAATGTATTTCAAAACCTAGATTTGATGAAAGCTGAAAGAGCCGCGAAAGCGAAGCCTCTTTATGAATCTGCTTATCTAGCTCCTACTGACTTTGGAACGCCCGATATTCAAGGGCTATTGGCAAGAGTGCCAGAAGAAGCATTCTCGCAAGCGCAGAAAATGGCGAATGTTCGCGGCTATGGTCAGAAAGTATCGGCTACGGCGGCGCAACCAAATGCAGCGATTAATACCGAAGGCATGGACTACATCTTGCGCGGCCTTGGTGATGTTAAATCGTCCGCTTATTCTAGCGGAAGCAGCGGGTATGCAACGGAATTAAAGGGATTGCAAAATGATTTACAAAACCTCGTTTATGCAAAAAATCCATTATTGCGTGAGGCTCGCAAGCAATATGCTGGCGATACGGCTGCTATGGAAATGGTTGAAGAAGGTCGTGGGCTTTTTGCTAAGTCCCCGCAATACGTTGAAAACTACATGCAGGGCGTTGGTGCAGGAAACGAGGTATTCCCGCAAGAGGGATTGCGATCGTCGCTCCTTGACCGCTTGTCGTCAATCAGTGACACAGCAAACACGGCACGCCCATTATCAGAGGTCGCAGCAAAAAGAGATATTCTTACCTCTGTATTGCGGAGTCCAGAAAAATCGAACAGACTTATCTCTCAGCTTGACGCAGAAACAAGCATGTTTGGCACCGCAACGGCATTAGAGCGCGGCAAAAATACTGGACTAGGCGTTGGTAGATTAGCGGCTGTTGAAGGTACGCCTATATCCAATTTATCAGCATCACGTGGCAATATGTTGACCCGTGGCATCGATGCCGCATTGTCTAATCCGCAACGGGTTGCGTCTATTAATGAAGCAACCGCATCTAAGCTAATGACACCAATTAACGATGTTGACCCGCTAATAGCGGCTTATGGCGATGATGTCGCAGCGTTAATGCGTCAATCACTAATGGCAAGGCTATTGGGGACAGGCGCTGGTATTTCGACGGGTTCTGCGCCACAAGATTTCTATAGGGTAAAATAATGGCTATTAAAACATACAGCACCACGCCAGCAAATAATAACCTTGCGCCACCAAACGGGTTTCCCGAAGGCATGGCTCCCAGCGATGTGAACAACAGCGCCCGTCAAGTTATGGCCGATGTGCGATCGTGGTACGAAGATGCACAATGGACTGATTTGGGCAATACGCCAACTTATGTTAGTACAACATCGTTTAGCCTGACTGGTGACCAGACATCTATTTATACCGTTGGGCGCAGAGCTAAGCTTTTTGATTCCGTTGTGCGGTATGGCACTATTTCAAGCTCGGTATATACTTCGCTAACTACTGTAACAGTAACGCTTGATTCTGGCACGCTGAGTATATCCCTATCCGCTGTTGCTGTTAGTATTATTACGCCTTCAAGTAACGCATTGCCAGCAGTTGCAATAGCCCCCGCATCAATCACTAACGCTATGCTTGCTGATATGGCGGCAAACACCGTCAAGGTTCGGGCTGCTAGTAGCACAGGCGTACCAAGCGATGTTGCGCTATCTGCAAGCAATTTGCTTGGCCGTGGTTCAACTGGCGATATTGCAGCGATTACGCTAGGCACTGGCTTATCGTTTAGCGGTACGGTTCTAAGTGGTTCGGGCTTAACCCTTGGCACACCCGTTGCCACCACCAGCGGCACGAGTATTGATTTTACTGGCATCCCATCTGGGGTGAAGGAATTAGCCGTTAACTTTTATCGGGTGTCAACTTCCGGCTCAAGTAACATTCAATTTCAGTTGGGCAACGGCTCGTTTGTTACCTCTGGTTACGACGGCGTTGCGGGATTTATGCAAAACGCTTTATCTCCTACCGTAGTCAATTTTACTTCTGGCATAGGATTAAATTCTGGGGCAGCTGCAAACGTTATCAGCGGAGCCGTCACTTTTAATTTAGTTAATTCTTCAACCAATCTATGGCGTGCAAATGGTGTGTTCGGCAGCTTAACCAACACCGTATTATTTAGCACCGCTGGCAGCGTGCCGCTTTCTAGCGTACTTGACCGTGTTCGCATCACCACGGTAGGCGGCACAGATACATTCGATGCTGGCACAATCAACATTGCTTATATCTCATAGGATTCACCATGCACAGAATTGAAATGAACGTATCCACGGGCGAGATTAAAGAAGTGCCACTAACTGAAGCCGAAATCGTAGCCGCACAAGCGCAAGCGGCGGCACATGAAAAAGCACAACGGGAAGCTAGGATTGCAGAGTTAGAAGCAAGCCTTGTGCCCGTACCAACAAAAGAAGAAGTGTTAATAGAAATCCTAAAACTACGAGGCGAGTTATAATGTACGAGCTATTTTCATTCTTTGACACGCCTCACGCTAAGTCCGTTTTAGCGGCTATCGGTGGTGGCATTATATCTAAACGATTCAAGGCAACAATGTCCCGTGGCGTTTGGGCATCGTCCATTGCGGCAGGGGCGGTAATGGCGTATTTTATTGCATTGCCGATTGCCGAGTGGATTGGTGATGAAAAAGCATCGGGCGTTGTTGGGTTATTCGTTGGCTTATTCGGGCTGGCGATATGTGATGCGCTTGAAAACGCCATACGCACAACGCAATGGGGCGATATTATTAAGAAGCGCCTAGGGGGTGAGTGATGCATTTTGTTGCACTGATTATTCTAACCGCGTCAATTTATGTAAGTTTTTCTGCACGCATTAAGACGGGGCTGGTTGAATTGCATTTGTTGTGGATTGCGGCGACGGGTTCTGCTATATTCCTATTTAATGGCATGTTGCCAGCACTAACGGCGGCCATGCTGTGTAGTGTGATTGCAGCGTTTATATGGCTTACGCGTGAATTGTATTATCTATGTGGGGATGAATAGATGCAATTACAGGTTAACCGCACCCGCAAGAGCAATATCTTTACAGGCGGCGTGATGTTAATCAATGGCCGATTCTTCTGCTATGTGTGCGAAGATGTTGTCCGCAATAAAAAGATTGCAGGGGTAACGGCTATCCCAGCGGGGCGTTATCAGGTGGTTATAACCTACTCGCCACGCTTTCGCCGTAACCTTCCCTTGCTGTTGAAAGTGCCTAATTTCGAGGGCATCCGTATACATAATGGCAATAACGCAAACCACACAGAGGGTTGTTTGCTTTTAGGCAAAACTCAAACCCCTGATGGCGTGGGTCAATCAAGAGCGGCAATGGCAGAATTCATGCCTATTTTATCCAAGGCACTCGAAAGCGGGGATGTGTGGTTGTCTATCTCATAAAATACTGGCGCTACATTGCCATTCTTTTAGCCGTGGGCGCTATTTGGCTTCACGGTCATAGTGTGGGCGGATCAGGTGCAGAGTTGCGCTGTAGTGAAGAAAAAACCGCCATACGTGATGCAATAGACGCTAACAAAGGGGTTGCCTATGAAACGGAACGTAAAATCCGCGCTTTGCCTGTCGGTGATGCTGCTAAGCGGTTGCAAGAGCATTGGACTCGCGGATAGTTATTGCGAGATAGCCAAGCCCATCTATGTAGCTAAGGCTGATTCGTTTACCGATGGCACGGCTCGCCAGATACTAGAGCATAACGAAACTGGCGCTACCGTTTGCGAATGGGGCGAAAAACAATAGGGGGTTGCTATGGCTAACCAATACATCCCAATTGAAACGCGATTAGCAATTGTCAAGCGTTGGCAGGAATCACGAGATTGGTTTCCTGCTTTAACTATGAACGAAATAGCAAAAGAATTTGGCGTCCACAAGAAAACCGTTAAAAGCAGTATAGATAACAGCGTCGGGATAATTGCGCGCGCTAAAACGGAAGCGGTGACAGTTAGTCACCAGTTGCCGCAGTCGGTTTCAGATTGTAACCAACTGAAACATGATTCTGATTATGCCCATAGTTCGGTTCGTGGCTTTACTATCGCCGTTCTACCTGATTGCCAAGTAAAGCCAGACGTGCCGTTAGGGCACCTAGAGTGGGCGGGCAAATACTTTGCGGACAAGAAGCCAGACGTGATTGTGAACATTGGCGACTTTGCGGACATGCCAAGCCTATCGTTCCACGACCAAGCTGGCTCTATGGGCTACGAAGGCAAGCGGTATAAAGCGGACATTTTAGCGGCACATTTAGGCATGAAAACGCTGATGACCCCCATCATTGATGAAATGAAGCGCACTGGATGGAAACCAAGATTAGTGCTTACACTTGGCAACCATGAGGACAGAATCAACCGCACCATCAAAGCCACGCCAAAACTTGACGGGGTGATGGGCTTGCCTGATTTAGAGTACGAGCGGTGGGGCTGGGAGGTTATTCCATTTTTACAGCCCATCATTATCAAAGGCGTGGCGTTCTGTCATTACTTCGCATCAGGTGTTATGGGCAGGCCAGTAACCAGCGCACAGGCGTTGCTAACCAAAAAGCACATGAGCTGCGTGGCGGGTCATCAGCAAGGGCGCGACGTGAAGCATGGCTATCGTGGCGATGGTAAAGAGATTACTGCTATCATTGCTGGAAGTTATTACCTGCACGATGAGGATTATCTCAATCATCAAACTAACAATCACTTCCGTGGATTATATATGCTTTATGGTGTAGATGATGGGGTTATTGAATCAGCAGTTGCGGTAAATATAAACCACCTGCGCAGGGTTTATGGGTGCTAACGGGTGGGATTTTACCCACATAGATTGTTTTCAGCGTCTATCACCCTACAATCGAACTGTCGCATATCATGGGGCTTAGATAGACTGCCTTACTCTTTGCGAACCCGAACACGAGATTTTTTCTCGTTACCCGTCAGCTTATAGTATTATACTTGCGGTTTCTATTTTGTGCAATCTATTACCCGCACACACAATTACCCCAGTTTCTCGCCCAAATGAAGTCGGGAGGCAATAACCAAAGATAGAAACCCTTTAACCCATAGCAAGCATCAGGTTGAAAGGTGGCGGAACCGAATGCTAATCACCAACTACAGCAATAAATTTATCATGACCATACGCGCCCTTGGTTTGTTCGATAATTTCAGCAAGCGTGTATTTAGCTTTTAACTTGCCCTTAGATTCAACAAACATCTTAGTGCCAGACTGGCACGCACCCGTAACCATACGATAAACTAATGCCCATTCGGATGGTGTTTTTTTAGTGTCTTTTGGCATATTGCGGAATTGCTCAACATCACGCGAACCAACTTTAAAGGCCAATTCATCAAGCGCCTGTTTAATGCTATCACCATGCGCGTGGTTGCCTTTGTCATCGGATGCGACGTAAAGTATTTTTCCATTGTCTGTTTTAACTTTTTTAACGCCGCCTTTTGTCGATAAAACACGAGAAAATATATTATCAGAAAAATCAACTTCTACCCACGACGCATTTTCAACAATATACCAGCACCTAGCTTTGATTTTTTTACCATCAACAATATCTGCTTTTCCGCCAATAGGAATATATTTACCATCTTTTTTAACATATTCAGAAGCCATGATTAGGTACCCTAAATCACCCATAACGGCGGCGCGATAACCGACAGCAGTGCACGCGCTGTAGTCACCCGACGACGCGGCTCTTGAGTAGTCACCCGACGACGCAGCTCTTGAGAAGTTACCCGACGACGCGGCTCTTGAGAAGTCACCCGACGACGCAGCTGCTGAGTAGTCACCCGACGACGCGGCTCTTGAGAAGTTACCCGACGACGCAGCTCTTGAGAAGTCACCCGACGACGCAGCTGCTGAGTAGTCACCCGACGACGCAGCTCTTGAGGAGTCACCCGACGACGCGGCTGCTGAGTAGTCACCCGACGACGCAGCTCTTGAGGAGTCACCCGACGACGCGGCTGTTGAGCGGTTACCCGACGACGCAGCTGCTGAGAAGTCACCCGACGACGCAGCTGTTGAGGAGTCACCCGACGACGCGGCTCTTGAGGAGTCACCCGACGACGCGGCTCTTGAGGAGTCACCCGACGACGCGGCTC